GTCGGAGGGAGAGGAAAGATGTGGCTGAAGCTGGAGAAGCGCAAAAGTGAAAAGCGTTTTAACCAGATAGTCGCAAGCATGATGACGGTCAAGAGGGCGTTCCCGAGACCCGACGGCAAGGCTCTGAAGCAGGCCGAACGCGATGCGTTCAAGGCACTGACCAGAGAGGCAGTCGAGACAGTCGGCGAAGAAAGGGACATGGAGCGAAGGCTCCAATTGGAGGTCGAGAGGACAGTGAAGGAAATATTCGAAAGAAAGATATTTACCTGGAAAGACACGCTGGAAGCGTTCTTTCCGTCCACCAAGGCCAACTACCTTACAACGCGCTCAAAGGGAGGCGCCGTCGGGCACATCATGAACAGCGACCTGTTACGGGGGTTAAAGGCCCCCGAACAGCAGCTCATCAAGGAGTTGTGGGAAGGAGAGGTTCAGGTCAACGGAGCGACGGTCGGGGAAGTAGACGACTCGTCGGTGACTGAGAAGTACAGGCTGCTATTCGAGCGCCTGATACAGGAAGCAAAGGGAGAAGAAAAGAAGGTAACACTGGTGGCGCTGGCCGAAGCGCTCAAGGTAAGAGTAATCAGTAAGGGGCCCGTGTGCACGTACACGGCGCTCAAGCCGCTGCAGAAGTGGCTCTGGAAGACACTGAAGAACCACGAAAGCGGGGTCTTCAAGCTCATCGGAGAAGAAATCTCCAGTGAGTACATCGAAAGTCAGGTGGGAAACCTGAAGGGCGATGAATTCTTCCTGAGCGGCGACTACAAAGCCGCTACTGATAATCTTAAACCATGGGTGAGCGAGGTCATCACCAAGTGTATCGGGGAGTGCATAGAGGACAGACGACTGCGGGAGCTCTTCACCGCAGGACTGACAGGCCACATGATTGAAAATCCAGATAAGCCCGGCGTATTCGCCAAGCAAACCTGGGGCCAACTCATGGGGTCAATCGTGTCATTCCCGGTACTCTGCATCGCGAATGCGGCCATTTGCAGGGCCGCCCGCGAGGCGAGTATCGGGAGGAGCCTCAGCCTCAAACACGCAGGGATCGCCGTAAATGGTGACGACTGTGTGTTCCGAAGTACCGATTTCGGGAGGCACGCGTGGGAGCAATACGCACATACCTCCGGCATGAGCCCAAGCCTAGGCAAATGCTTCTTCTCGCGGAAGTTCTTAAATATGAACTCCGCTCAGATGCAAGTCGTGGATGAGTGGTGCGACCCGACGTACGTCAAAGGGCTGCCAAAGGTTCACTTTCTGCGCGCAGTGGAGGCCATCAACATGGGCCTCGTGGCAGGGTTAGGGAGGTCTACCAGCGGGAAACTCGAAAAGAGTAAAGTCTCCAACTGGAGAGGCGTGAACAG